ATCCGTAGTAGGAACAAACGGAGCAACTTTCTACATTACTGGTGTTCAACTAGAAGTAGGAAGCAGTGCTACTGGATTTGAGTATCGTCAGTACACTACAGAAATGCAACTTTGCCAACGCTATTATTATGTTCATGCAAAATATGCGCAAACATCAAGCGGTCAATCTGAAATCGGTGTTGGTTGGTTATACGCTTCAAATCAAGCATCTTGGATTGTTTATTTTCCAACACAAATGAGAACAGCACCAAGTTTAGTTTATACAAGCGGGGCATATTATACTTTTTATTGTAACCTTGTAGCTCAATCAATTACTTCTTTTAATGTTGATGTAAATTCAATAAACTGCTGCACAATTTATAACAATACCAATGTAAGTGGAACCGGAGGACACGCTGGAACACTAAGACTTACTAGCAATCCTGGTTCAGTTGCATTTAGTTCGGAGCTATAAATGTACAAACTATACAAAACATCAAATGGTGACACAGGAATTTCGAAGCAAAATGAAGATGGTTCTGTTACTTCATTTTTAGAAAACCCTGACAACACAGACTACCAAGCCTACCTTGCATGGGTAGAGCAAGGCAATGTAGCACAACCAGCAGATGAGGTGACACAATGAGTACCATAATTAACGGCACAAGTAGTGCTATTACCTTTCCTGACGGCTCTATTCAAAATAGTGCTAGACTAACTGCAGCAAGCCCTGTTATATCTAGTGGTTCTTTGACTTTTGCTGATGCAACAACAGTAACAAGCGGAAAACAAGTTGCAAAATCTTGGGTTTATTGGACTGTTTCTGGAACAACTGTAACACTTGGTTCAAGCTACAATGTTTCAAGCGTAACTAGAAATGGCGCTGGAAATTACACAGTTAATTTTTCAAATGCACTTAATTCAGGATATGCCCCTTTTGTTGGCGCAGGTGGTATAGCAGGACTTTATGATGCTTATGCATCGTTTCCAGTTACTTTACCAACAACAACAAATTGTGGTATGTTAGTTATGCAAGCTGGATCTAGCACACAAAATACACCCCTTTATGCAAGTTTTGTAGCATTTGGGGCATAAGGAAAAACTATGGCAAAAGTAATTATTTTTACAAATCAAAATGGTGGAGTATCTGTTTGTCATCCAAGTGGCGATATTTCAATTGAAGAAGTTTTATTAAAAGATTGCCCCTTAGGAGCAATTATTGTTGATGATAATGAACTCCCTGCTGATGATGAGTATTTTAATGCTTGGGAATTAGTAGACGGCAAAATAATGGTTAGTGAAACTAAAAAACAAGCTATTATTGATGCACAACAAGCTCCAATTATTGCTAAAGAATCTGCACTAGCTAAACTAGCTGCATTAGGTCTTACACAAGACGAAGTAAAAGCTCTGATTGGATAACATGAACGAACAGTTTCCAGACCCGTACAAGTACGGCAAACTCGTTGCAACCGTTGAGTCCCTATCTGACAAGGTGGACAAACTTGAACGGGGAATGGAAGAGCTACTAGAGCTCGCCAACAAATCCCGTGGCGGCTTTTTTGCTGGCATGATGGTGGTCTCTGCCGTCTCTGCCTTCATTGGTTACATCACACACTACTGGGCAAAATAGATGGCCACGGCTAAGAAAACAATAAAAAAACCAGCCACCAGACGCAAAAAACCAACCCCCACCGCCAACGTAGACAAAGTCATTGACCTGATTAAATGGGTAGACAATCCATTTAAACTGCTGACAGTAATCTTGCTGTCTACCTTTTTCTTTACTGGGTACTTTGCTTGGGACAGCCGTCAGGTAATCCTGCATGCCATTTATGCAAGCAATGAAATGCCAAAGGTTAAAGACCAAGACAAGCTGATCCCGCTGGCAAAATCATTAATGAAAGACGTCGATGCGGTTACTGTTGTGGTTAACTCTACTAATCTGGCTACTAACTCAAGAACTACCATACTGGCGTTAAGTAAAGACGGCAGGGAAGAATCATTAGAAGGCGTTAATTCAAGCCTATTCTCCGCCAGCCCAGATCGCAATAAAGCCGTTGTGGCTATGCTTAGCGGCGAGGTGTTCTGTGAAGAATTTACACCATCCTCCAAGGTAGGCGAATGGCAAATTAAACACGGCGCTAAGTATGTCTGTCGTGGCTCCATACCACCCGAGATGGGCAAGTTTGCCGGATACACTGCCGTAGGATTTGCAGAGGCACCTAAAGATTTAATTGCGGTCAAGACCCGTATCAATTTTACTACTACTCAAATGGCGAAATAATTATGTTTGGAATAGACGACATTGTCAGCGCCGGTTTAAAGATTATCGACAAGGTAATCCCAGACCCAGCCGCCAAAGCAGCCGCTGAATTAGAATTACAAAAGTTAGCCCAAGATGGCCACCTTGCAGAATTGCAGGCAGACATGAACGAGGCAAACAATATCTCCGATCGCTGGAAAGCCGACGCCGCCACAGATAGCTTTCTGGCAAAAAACATTCGTCCGCTGACCTTAATATTCATCCTTCTCGCATACTCTTTCTTTGCCTTTATGTCCATGCTTGGGCATGAAACCCGCGGCGCCTACGTAGAGCTTTTAGGCCAGTGGGGCATGCTGGTGATGACTGCCTACTTTGGTGGTCGCACAATGGAAAAGATTATGGAGACAAAAGCAAAGGCTAAAGAAATAACATGACCCAGCTATCCGTACACTTTACACTGGAAGAGCTAACCCACACAGACCATCGTGAGTTTGACAACACCCCCAATTCGCAAGAATCCGCCAACCTAATCCGTTTAGCTGGCCTCTTAGAAGACGTTAAACTGCTCTTAGGCAATAAACCCATTATGGTTAACAGTGCATTTCGTTCCAAACAAGTGAACGACGCCGTTGGTTCTAAAGATACATCCCAGCACCGTATTGGCTGCGCCGCAGACATTCGAGTTCCTAACATGACCCCAGATGAGGTAGTTCGTGCAGTCATTGCTTCTGACCTCCCTTTTGATCAAATTATTCGTGAATTTGATCGTTGGACTCACATTTCTGTGCCTTCTAATCCTAGTGATAAAGCTCGTAGACAAGCTCTTATCATAGACAAAAACGGTACCAGACCGTTTGCCTAATTTGCTATAATAGCAAACAGGAGGTACTTATGTACAAGATTATTACATCTTGTATCTGTACTGCTGCCATTGTTTTTGGGTCTGTGACCTATCCACCGTTGGGTGATTGGCTAGTACAATACGAGAAACAATTTGAATGGGTGGCAGAGTCCACCATTGAGGTAGTTACCGGATTTGAAGGATTTCGCACCAAAGCCTACCAGGATACCAATGGTAGGTGGACAATTGGTGTGGGTCATTTAATACGCCCTCAGGATCGTTATATGCTCCATAGAGAGCTGTCAAGGGATGAGGTAATAGATCTCCTACACCGCGACCTTAAAAAGTGCTCAGATGCCCTAGAATCGGCTTTAAAGGTCATGGTTAACCGAACCCAAGCTGACGCTCTGCACAGCCTGTGCCATAACATCGGCCCAGACCGAATGGTGCGATCAGAAGTGGTTAAATACCTTAATGAGGGTGACCAAGTTAAGGCAGCAAACGCCTTTATGAACTGGACTAACCCGGGTCTTAAAAAACGTAGGCAAGCTGAGAGAGCTTTGTTTTTAGCTTCAGAATAGGGCGTAAAACCCTGTTTTTGTGCATTAGTAGATATAAGGACTGATCATCCTTTATTCACCATAACCTATAGGACTTAAAATGGACGGCTTTAAGAATAACACCAAAATGAAATGCTTTAAAGAAGGCGGCTCAGTAAAGTACGAGTCACGCAAAGAGCATAAAGAAGAGATGTCTGCTGATATCAAGCAAGACAAAAAGATTGTCAAAAAGGCAATCGCCATGCACGATAAGCAAGAGCACAAGGGTGAAAAAACTGATCTGTCAAAACTCAAAAAAGGTGGCCGTGCTAAGAAAGCAGCTGGCACCGTAAAGAAGTTTGAAAAGGCTAGCGGCGAATACGGCGCTAAGAAAACAGCCCAAGACAAAAAGAATATTAAAGAAGCCAAGTTATTTAAGCCTAAGTTTAAAGACGGTGGCAAAGCCTGTGCCCCATCAGCAGCTAAGAAAGCTAAGATGTGTGGCGGTGGCAAAGCCGTACCTAAGTATAGTGGCAAAGACGGCAGCTACGTGGATGTTAAAAACCCACAAGCACTTACAGACAAGATTGCACAAGAAGAAAACGAAGCCGATGCAAACATTTTGCCTAACGCTTACAAAGCAGTAAAGCGTATTGGTAAGCAAGTTATTAAAACTGCCAAAGATGCTTTTACCGGCCAAGGCGCCGTATCTGATGTAGAACGTTCAAATATTGCCAAGAAAAAAGGCGGTAAAGTAAAAAAGTATGCTGAAGGCGGTGCTGTTCTTTCTGATGAAGAAAAAGCATGGTTAGGTGGCGCAGATGCTACTGACCCATTTATTCTAGCACGTATGCGTTCTGCCCTAGGAGATAAAAAACCTGCTATGCAAGCTGGCCCTCCTGCTGCTGCACCTTCTGCTCCTGTTGCAGCATACCAAGCCCCTAATGTAGAGCAAGACTCTGGTTTAGCATACCCGCAAGAAAATGAATTGCGCACTGCCCCAATGGCGCCACCAGTGCGTCGCCGTCCGGTGTTGCCAACTGGCCCAAGTGCCGATGATCGTATGCGCATGAAAAATGCGCGTCCTTATGTGGCACCTAACGTTGAGCAAGACTCAGGTTTAGAGTACCCAGTTAAACCTGGTTTCTTTAACGCAACCCCAGGCCAACAAGCTACTCAATTTAACCGTGGCGCTCAACAACGCAAAAACGTTGGAAGGTCACTTGGTGAATTGTTTGGCTTGAATAAAAAACCTGGAGTTTAATATGCCAATTAAATCCAAAGCACAATTAGGTGCAATGTATGCGGCAGCCGAAGGTAAATCTACCCTTGGTATTCCTAAGAAAGTTGGTAAGGAATTTGTTAAAGCTGGTAAAGCTAAACCAAACTTACCACAAAAAGTTCAAAAGCGAGCCGCTGGCCGCGGAAGGTAACCTGTGGCTTATTCTGGCACCACTGGCAACACCACAATTAATGTTGACCAGCTAATTTCATACGCATTTCGTGATGCCGGTAAAATGGCAGAAGAAATTACGCCTGAGTATGTTGAAGCAGCAAAACAAGCCCTTTTCTACAATTTACAGAATCTGTCAAACCTTGGCGTTAATCTGTGGCTTTTGGAAAACCAATTGTATGGTGCTGTAACAGCACAGCAACAACTTTATCTTCCAAAGACTGTTATTGACGTTCGTGAGGCAAACTGGGTTTATATTATTAACTCCCAAGCCTCAGAGTACTTGCCACTAGATAACATGACAGCCCCAGCGGCGTTTGAGCAAAACCTCAATCTAGTCGCTACTTCTACACCACAAAAGAATTACTTAGGTTTATCCTACCAGTTAGCCCAGCCTGTGTTCTACGTTGGCTTTAATGGCTATGCTGAAGACGGTGGCACACAGACTTATAACTTTGCGTATGAAGTCAGTGACGATGGTATTAACTGGGTAGTATCCCAGCAACTGCCAGAGACCACACTTAAAGACCGCGAGTGGGCGTACTACAACATTGCTATCACACCAAATCACCTCTACTACCGCCTGCGTGAGACTGTAGCAGAGACCTTCTCTGTTCGCCAGATTGTATTCTCAACTAGCCAACAAGTCATTCCATTGGCTCGCTTAAACCGCGACGATTACTGGAACCTCCCCAACAAACAATTCCCATCGGTCCGCTCACTCCAGTATTGGTTTGACCGTACGATTGAGCCGTCCATGTACCTGTGGCCTGTGCCAAATAACGATTTCCAGATGTTTCAACTCCTTGTTGAAAAACAAATGCAAGACGTGGGTTCATTGACTGATCAGATTTATGTACCAGACCGTTGGCTTAACTGTGTACAAAAACAACTGTCGCACACTTTGTCACTGCAACTCCCTGGCGTAGACATGACCCGTATTGGTTATTTAGAACAACAAGCCAATAAGGCATTCATGCAAGCTAGCGAAGAAGACCGTGACAAGTCTCCTATTTACTTCCAACCTAACATAAGTTACTACACACGATGAGCGGCGCATATGTAATGAACTATGATAACCTCATTGCTGATGTTATCAAATACATGGAGCGTAATGATGAGGGCTTCATTGCACAGATTCCTAGCTTAATCGGCTTGGCGGAGTCTGCTATTGCTGCAGAACTAAAGACTTTGTTGCAGCTTACTGTTGTAGAAACTACTTTGGCACAAAACCAAGTAGTCTTGCAAAAGCCAGCTCGTTGGAGAAAAACCGTTTCCATGAAAGTAAATGGCGCTCCAATTATCATGCGATCACAAGACTATATTGCGATGTACCAATCTGAATCTCAGCCAGGTACACCTCTATACTACGGAGAGTACGACTACAATAACTGGGCAGTTGCTCCAGCTCCAGCTCAAGATTCTTCCATAGAAATTATTTACTATAGCGAAATCCAGCCATTGGATTCCTCTAATCAAACTAACCTATTTACTCGTGAGTGCCCACAAGCTATGTTGTTTGGTACTTTATTACAGGCCCAAGGCTATTTAAAAGCTTTGGACAAACTGCCTGTTTGGAAATCATACTACACTGATTCTCTTGCAGCGCTTAAGAAAGAAGACGATAGTCGTCGTATTGATAGAAATACTTCGATACAGGAACCTTAATATATGCCAACATTTACATCGCCGTTTACTGGTACCGTAGTACAACCAACAGACGTATCATACTACGAGCTTACTTTTAGCGTTGACCAAGATTTGTTCTGGCCTGCTGTTGTTAACCCAACACAGGTTCCTGCTGCTCGTATTATGGATTGCTATCCAGAAGAAACAGATCTACACATTAATCTCCCACAAGGCAATCAAGGTTCTGTTGGTACTGACATTTTGTTCCGCAACTTTGGTGCGGTAGCTTTTAGTATTGTTGATTTTTCTGGTGCTTTGTCAGTTATTATTCAGCCCGGTGAATCTAAATACTTTTACTTATCTGATAACTCTACACCGGCTGGTATTTGGCAAAACGTAACCTTTGGTACTGGAACATCTTCAGCAGATGCAGCCACATTACAAGGCTATGGTCTTACTACTTTAAATGGTAAACTTTGCGTTACAGGTAATATTGTAACAGTATCTTCCACACCGTCGTTATCTGATGCAAGCCGTGCTGCCACTTTTGTTTGGACCGGTGGAAATGGAGCATTTACTTTACCGACGGTATTATCTTTATCTTCTGGTTGGTTTATTGGCTTTAGAAATAACGGTACTGGAACGCTTACAATTACAGGCCAGGGCACTTCTTTAATTAACAATACTTCAAGCATCAGCGTTAACCCTGGTGATTCTGGTTACTTAATATTTCAACAAACTACCGGTAACTTTTTTACCGTTGGCTCAAACGTACAGTCAAACGTAACATTTACATCGGCAACTTACGATGTCGATTCTATTGCTGGAAGCACATTAAGTTTAGTTTCGTACGCCCCAATTATTCAAACTTATGTTGGCTTAACAGGCACCCGTTCCGTTGACTTAAATGTAACTTTTCCAGCTATTACCCAACTTTATGTATTGGTTAATAACACCGGTTCTTCTGCATACAATTTAACATTCCAAGTATCCGGAAGCTCACAAGCGCCTATTATTCTAACCGATGGCCAAACAGCATTGGTACTAAGTGACGGTAACTTTTTATACGTTCTTACACAAACAACAACCGGAATATTTTTAGCAAATAACGGCACTGCTGGGACCCCATCGTTTTCGTTTAACAGTGATCAAACAACGGGTATGTATTTGGTGGGTACTTCTATATTAGGATTATCTGCAAACGGCGATAATATATTAACGCTTGATAACTCAAACACATTAGATCCGCAAGTATCTACTTTAGCAACTTTTAATGCGGGCCTAATTAGCGGCGGAACATTTTAATGGCAGATGGCGCTGTACCAGAACAGTATAATTTAGTTTATACGCTCGGTGTGCAATCGGGCATTAAACGAGACGGCACTATATTTGAATCGCGTGAATTTAGCGATGGAGAATGGTGCCGTTTTCAGCGTGGCGTTCCAAAAAAGATGGGCGGTTACCGTCAATTGTTTAGCACATTTAGCGGTATTCTACGTGGAATGATTGCAAACCCGTACAACGGAATTAACTACATTTTTGTTGGTAACTCTGTTGGTATTGAAGTATCTACTACCGGCACAACCTACGGTATTGGTAGTGGTCCCTTTAGTGCTGTTATAGAACCCGGGTATTCTGAGTTTGCAATAAATACGGTTATTACTGATACTTTTAAAATTACCTCATCTCCAGCTGCAGATTTGACATCTTTATTTCCTGCAGGAACAAAAGTTATATTTGACCAGACAACTCCTGTAGTTTATGAGGTATTAAGTTCTAGTTATTCTGCCCCAGACACAACTGTTACGTTAACAACAAATATTGCCGGCACTCCCACTTCGGTATGGTTGTATAACTACAGTTTTAGCCCAGATAATCGTTTGTTGTGGCAGTTTGATTTACAGTATTCACCTTTAGGTAACGCCCTAAAAGTACTGGCGCATCCAGGTTTAAACTTAGACAATATTGATAATGGCATTGCCACCCAAGTTTTAACTGGTGATATTTTACCAAACTCTAGCGGAGTCTGGACATTTAGTGGGTTGGCTGATACCGGTGGTCAAAACCCAACATATAGACCTATTGTAGTTGACGGCGGTGTTTGCGTTTTGTACCCATATGTCTTTGTATATGGATCTAATGGTTTTATTGCCAACAACCATGTATCAAGTACATATGACCAACAAACGGCAACAGATTGGAATGGGGCAACCGCCAACCAAGTAAACATGGCGTCTTCTAAGATTGTTAAAGGAGCTCCAGTTCGTGGTGGTACAAATTCACCATCTGGTTTGTTTTGGGCTACTGATTCCCTAATCCGTGTTTCGTTTACTGGCGCAGCGCCTTTATACTGGCGCTATGATATTGTTTCCAGCCAAATCTCTATTATGTCCTCTTCTTCCGTAGTGGAGATGGATGGTACATTCTATTGGATGGGTGTTGACCGTTTCTACCAATACAACGGTAATGTTAGTGTTTTGCCAAATGATAAAAATTTAAACTGGCTTTTTGACAACATTAACTTTGAACAACGCCAAAAAGTGTGGGCTACTAAGGTTCCACGTTACAATGAGATTTGGTTCTTTTACCCTAGAGGTACCAACACCGAGTGCACCGATGCCATTATCTATAATGTAAAAGATAAAATTTGGTATGACGCTGGCAGTGCTGTTGGAGCACAAAGATCTTGTGGATACACCACTGAGGTTTTCCCAACACCTATTTGGGCTGATTGGAATTTTGCTTCTAAATACAGCACACCTTTTATTATAATTGAAGCACCGGCAGCAGCAACGCCCCCAACTGCGTACCAGTTTTATATTAACGGTAATGTAACATCAACATTAAGCCCTGGAAGCTATGTTTCTTTTTCAAACATACCTCAAGATAAAGTATACAAAATACAAACCGTTGAATTTTTATTTGACATTGCAATAACTGCAACAAACCCTGAAGGTGTTACTCTAGTAACTCTTGCTAACGAAATAGACCCCGCTATTATGGCTGGTGATCAAGTGTTTGGTATTGTGGGTGGTTTCTCTCTTTGGCAACATGAATTTGGTGTAAACCAAGTATCATTTTTAGCTGAAACAGCAATTACTTCTAGTATTACTACTTGCGATATTAGTTGGGTTGGTGGTACTCCGTCACAAGATACCGCTTCGGGTGTTAATCGACGTATGCATTTACGCCGCATTGAACCGGACTTTGTGCAATCTGGAGATATGTCCCTAATTGTTTTAGGGCGTAAATTTGCCAGAGGTGATACTGAAACATCAAATCCTTTTGTTTTTGGACCCAACACTGGTAAAATTGATATGCGTATTGAGCATCGTGAAATTCGTTTAAAATTTGAATCTAACGACCTTGATGGCAATTACGAAATGGGTCGTTTACTAATTACATCAGAATACGGCGACGAAAGACCGTAATGGCATTTCAACAGTTTTTTCCATTTGACCCCAATGGTATGAGTTGGGAAGACTGGAATGGTAATCTGATTATATTCTACGGCCAAGAGCCTATTGCGTATAACTCAGAAGACCAGTGGAAAGAGACCGCTAGAGGCGTAGGACAGCTAACCACGTTTGAAGTTTACCCCGTTCCAAGCCCCGATGCCTATGATCATTGGCAAGACTGGGCATTAGAATTTACTGAAATTATCAACGGTCCCAGCAAATAATTAGGGCGACAAATAGCCTATTTTTGCATTAGTATATGTAGGACCCCCACTATTTAAAGGATGTAGTATGGCCCAAATGGTCGACAGCCGACAAGAAGAGTTAGGAACAGACATGATCGTAAAGATCGCGGCTGAGAACACTCGTTCTCCCTACCCATTCAAAAAGGTCTACATGCTATTTGTAGCTGAATTGGGCATGCCTAATGCTAAACTATACAAGTTTGGCAATACTATTTTTGTGGTACACCCTTCAGAACAAAAGCCTAGCTTTGGGGTATTCCGTGCCCTCAATGCCGATAGCGCAGAAAACTATGTAGACAATGGTAAACAGTTTGTTGACCAAGCTATGGCCGATGGTTTCACTGGATTGCAAACTACATTCTCTGATCCATCTATTTTACACATCTTCCAAATGATTGCTAGAGAAGAACGTGCCGCTCAAAACCCAAATATGGGCTATCAAGTATATAAAGACAAAGAAGGTAATATCCGAGTTAACTTGGTATTACAAGGCGAAAGGATGGGTGCGTAATGGGTGCCGTCGCTGAAGTAGTATCAGATGTATTTGAACCGATTGGTGAAGCCGTTGGCCAAGTTGAAAAAGCCATTGAAAGTGCTGCTAGTGAAGTAGGCCACGTTGTTGAAGAAGTTGGCCAACAAGTTGGTAAAACAGTTGAAGCAATGGCTAAAGATCCAGCCAAAGCACTTCCACTTATTGCTGTTGCCGTTTTAGCTCCAGAACTTGCTCCACTGTTATGGGAAGGCGCCACTGCTGCTGAAGCAGCTATGGTTCTTAATACCGGTATGCAATTAGCTAACGGTGCAGACCCATTAACTGTTGCAACCAACTTGGCAACCAGTGCTGCAACAATGGGTGTTACCCAAGGCCTAGATATTTCCACTGGATATAATCCTGTTGATAGGGCAATCGGCAGCGCTGCAAGTGCAGCCCTCCAAGGTGGAGACGTTAATAAAGCTATTGGTTCTTCAATTGGTAATCAATTAATTGGTGGAGCTATTGGTGCAGGAACCAGTGCTGCTAAAAACATAGATTTTTCTGGCGCAGACACAACCGAAAAAGGTCCAGCTCAATCTTACAGTGATTTAAGCAGAGAAATGACTGCTGATAATACTCAGTCAAATATTAGTAATGACACAATTACTACGTCACAAACATTTAGAGACGCCATTTACAATGGATTCTCACCAGAAGAAGCTTATGCTATTGCTCAAGGGCAGGCTGATGCACAGGCTTCTGGAACATCCCCATACGCTCCAACGGCTGGTGTAACTACTAGCGACCAACCAGATGCTACAGTTAAAGTAGAAGCGGCCCCTGAAGGCATTCAAGGCACTGGTACAACCCTTCCGCAGCAAACAAAAGAAGAGTTGGATCAAGACTTAGCAGACGGTAAAATTACTCAAGAAGAGTACGACCGAGCCATTCCTACTGCAGCTATTGAAACTAAAGCTGAAAGTGAATATATTGATCCGCAAGGTGCATTAGATACTTTAGCTCCAACTGAAGATACTACACCTAAAGAAACATCTCCAACGGATGATGCGTTAAACACCACAACTGATACTAAAGGAAATCTCCTTTACACTTATGATGATGGTTCTACACTAACACTTAGCCCAGATGGTGAAGTTGTTGATGTGACAGAAGCCACAGACACTGGTGAATACACAGATCAATACCAAGAGGAAGAAGACACCACAGGTAAATCTGGTTCTGGCTTTGCATTAAAATTAGGCTCAGGTAACAAGGGTAGAATTTCGGGTGCTGGTTTAGCTCGTAGAGGTATAGCTAAATCTCCAACACCTACAGGAACTTCCGGCGCAACTGGCGGTTTAGATACTTTAGGTGGTGAACAGTATGGTGTTGGTTTAACAGCTAGTACTGCCAAGGGCAATCCACAATACAGCCTAATGGGTGAAGAGCCAACAGAAGAGCCTCAAGGATTTGCTACAGGCGGATCTGCTGCAACGCAAGGAGTATACGACTTAAGCTCTACAGCTTCATCTCCTTTCTTGGGCGGTGGTAACTCAGATATTATGGCGTTAAAGCCCACCATGGTTAAAGGTAAAATTAACTATGCGTTACCTGGCTATCCATTTGGGCAAGAATGGAAAGCTGCTAAAGAAGGTGGCCATATGGTAGATGACCATAATCCAACTTTCTTTAGTGAAGGTGGTTTAGGTAAAATGAAAAACACTTATGTTAAGGGTGATGGAGACGGTACTAGCGATAGTATTGCAGCTATGCTTGCTGATGGTGAGTTTGTAATTCCAGCGGATGTGGTATCAAACTTAGGTAACGGTAGTAACGACGCTGGTGCTAAAGTTTTAAATGAGTTTTTAAGAACAATTCGCGCCCATAAGCGCAAAGCAGATCCTAAAGGTTTGCCCCCAGATAGTAAGGGTGCATTAGGTTATTTAGCAGCAGCTAAGAAAAAAGTGAAGAAATAATATGGCCGGATTAAGCAATTTCATTTCGAATACAGCGACCCAATCCACGTCGATGCCGACGTGGTATGATCAAGCACAACAGAACGTTGTTAATCAGGCAACCACTGGCGCTGGCAATGTTCCAACATTGCAAAACACTGTAGCTGGCGGAGCCATCAATCAGCTTAGCAATCAAGCTACAAACCCATTCATGCAGGCTCAGGGCACATTAAACCAAATTGGTACTGGTGCCGCTAACCCATGGATTACGGATACTGCAACAGGTCAAGTAACTCCAAACACCAGCACAGCTATGGGCGGTTTATTCCAAGCCCAGAACCAAGAACTTAACCAGTTGTTGCCAAACATTACAGCACCTGTAGAAGGTGCTAATATTGCTTCTGGTAACTTTGGTAGTTTGCGTGGCGAAACAGCGCTTAACAAAGCCAAAGCTGATGCCTTTGCTCAGTTGTTACCTGCTCAAATGCAGGCTGCATTACAGAACCAACAGACCGGCGTACAAGCAGGTATTGGTCAAGGTCAAGTTGGATCACAAGGTGTAACATCAATGACTAACTTGGGTCAGGCGCAACAGTCTGATCCGTTGTTTGCGGCTTCTGCCCTTGGTAAGATCGTTGGCGGTATTAATGCCCCAACTACAGTCACTAACGCAACCCAGCTTTCTCCGCTTAACCAAATTGGTTCTATTGCTTCTGCTCTTGGCGGTTCTATTTCTGGCACAGACAAACTATTGAAACAAGTTGGTATTCAAGGTGGTTTGTCTGGACTGCTTAAAGGTGCTGGAATTAGTGGCGGACTCACTCCGGCACAAAACCCTGGCGGTGCTGGATGGAGTTATGGTCAAGACAAAAATACTCAGGATGCGTTAAATTCTGGAATGGCTCCTAAAGACGAAGAAGGAAACTTAATGCCAGGTTGGTCACAAACAGCTAATGGCACTTATGTATTTAGTGGCGGCGGTGGTAATACTGGCGGTGATACTGGCGGTGATACTGGCGGTGATACTGGCGGTGACACTGGCGGCACTTTACCAGATAGCACTGACACCACAGATAATGGTGATTATAATGGTGTTGATTACTCCAACGAACCTTAAGAATAACTATGGCACTTGAAACTTTAACTACCCCGGAAGACTCACAGCCAGAGCAAGGTTTTTTGGCTAATGCGCCAAAGGGCAAAGGCTTGACCCCCGCTGGGCAAATTGCTATGGATCCAAGGCAAACAGCTGAGCTGTTAGCTAATATGCAATCTATGGTTGATGAGCGCACTGGCGCTTTTAACACATTCTTAGGTGGATTAAAAGACGCAACCGCTTGGGGATCTGGCGGCGTTCAAGGCCCAACACAAGCGCTTGCAGTTCGTGAAGCTGAAAAAAATAAAGAATACAACGACATCTACAATATGCGCACCCAAATGGCTGCGTATCGTGCTGCTCAAGCTCAACAAGAGGCATTTAACGAGCAACAAAAAAATATGTTTAGTGGCGGTGTTGGCGGTGTTGGTGGCGCCGGTAAAGGTGTTATGGTTAACGGCACTATGGTAGATCCAGAAACTGCCTCTGCTTTATCCCGTGCTAGAAACAACGACGAGTTTAATAAAATATTTAACGACTTTGCTTCGAAGCGTTCACAAGCTCGTGGTAGTTTTGAATACGGTGCTCCGTCTTACAAAAATGATATCAAGTTTGTTACCCCAGAGGGCAAACTTGAATACATTGATGCTATTACAGCTAAACGTTATAAAGACGAAGGTTACGGTAAAGTTCTTGGCCCATCAGCTACTCAAGGCTATCGCCCAACCGCAGCTGGTGCCGTTCCCCCAGAAGCTATTAAACAAGTTGAAAGTGGTGGTCGCCCAGGTTTAGTAAGCTCCGCTGGTGCTGAAGGCACAATGCAAGTTATGCCTAACACCCAGACAAACCCTGGCTATGGTGTAACCCCAGCCCGTGATAAGTCACAACAAGAGTTAGAGCGTGTAGGCCGTGATTATTATAGTGCTATGCAAAAACAATACGGTAATGACACTATTGCTTCTATTGCATACAACATGGGCCCAGGTAGAACTGATGAGTGGCTTAAAAAAGGCGGTAACTTTAAAGACCTGCCAGCTGAAACACGTGACTACATTGGTCAAGTACACTTGGCTACAGCTAAACTTAATCGTGCTCCAGCTGAAGTGGCACCGCGCCAACAAGCTCGTCAGTTAACTATTCCAGAAGCAGAAGCAGTTGCAGCTGGTCAAAAAACCAGAGCAGAAGCTCAGGGCACTGCAGCTGGTAAATATCTTGGTGGTGCTGAGGCAACAGTTCGTGAAGCTGGCAGCACATCTGGTGAGCGTTTATCTTCATTAGAATACCTAGATGGTTTGGTTAACAATCCAAAAACATCCCGTGTATTTGGTGTGTTTGAGCATCCAGATTTTGCTAGTGCTATTGGTAAAATTGTTGACAACGGTATTAAACTTGGTCGTCTTGGTGATGTTGGTGTTGACCTTGCACCGATTGTTCGTACTGTTATGAAAGGCGCAACACAAGAAGAGATTGATGCAGTACAAAAAGCAACACGTGAGTTTGCTAAAATCAAACTTAACGAAGCTAAGATTCTATTGGCTGGTCAAGGTGCTGTATCTGATGCTGAACGTGGTTTGGTACAAGAACTCTCAGGCAGCATTAAAAACTCTCCAGGTGCTCTTAGAGACTATCTGGCTTGGGGCAAAATGCGCGCTGAGTATGACCGTGATGTTGGTGAAGCGTTTAAAGTATACCGCCGCACAAACCGCGGTTCTTCTTTTGAAGACTTCTTGGATACAGGTAAAGCTGATGAACTCAGAGATGCCTATGATTCAAAACTATTTGAGTTTGCAAAGAAAACTGGCATAGACATAACTAAAGCCATTTCTAACGCTAACACGGCACAGCAACAAAAACCTGCGCCTATGACTTATAGTGATCCAGATAAAGAAAAACGTTACCAGTTGTATAAACAACAAAATCCCGGAACTAGATAATGGCTGATTTTACACCTCAGGAAATAGAAGAATTTGAGTTCCGTCAACGGATGGAGCAAGAACAAGCTCAACCCCAACAGCAACAAGCCCAAACAACTAACGATGCAAAAGAAGTATCTGCTGCTACAAACAGTGTAGTCTATCCGGCTGTTGCAGCTGCAGCTGGTGCTGCTTCTGGTAACATGCCGTCTAAGATTGTCAACGGCATGATGCAAGACCCAGTAACGGGCAAATGGATGGCAGTAGAAAACTACGCCAAACAAATGGCTCAGGGTAAATACTATGGTGGTAAAAACTACGACCAAGTATGGGATAAGATCCGTGAATACAATGCAGATCCAACGCAAGGCCCCCGTCTTGAAAAAGAAGCTATGGCTAACCGTTCAACTGGCCAAAAAGTTCTTTCCAAGATTCCAAAACCATTGCAAGGTATTGCTTCTTCACCAATGGGAGCGTTTGGTAAAGGTGTAATGGGTCTTGGTGCTGGTATGCAAGGTGCTGACGCTCTTAACCGCTATAACGAAGGTGACACATCTGGCGCTATTATTAGTGGCCTTGGTGCTATGGGTACTGCTGCTTCAATGCTGCCTCATCCAATAGCCCGTGTTGGCGGTACAGCCGTTGGTCTAGGCGCTGAAGGTTTAAACATGTTCTTAGATAAACTAAAGAACAAAAAACAAATGGCTGTTGGCGGTTTAGTTGATGAAGAGGACGGCTTGTCCAAAGCTGAAAAAGCCGCCCTTCGCATCATGAAAAAGAAACACAAAAAAGACTAGTTATTTCTTATAACGCTTACTGACCCACCCCTCTGCCGCTAGAGGGAAGTCAGGCGCCCACTTAGGTGGGTTGGTCATTATGGCCATCACATCATTCTCTAGGGCCTCTTCTGCGCCCGTTTCATCAACTAGGAGTAACACCTCGTCATGGATAGAATTGATGATCTCATAGCCGTTCTTCTCCAAGTTGAGCATCGCATTTGCCAAAAAATCTCTAGCAGTTCCCTGAACAGCACTCTGGAAAATACTGCTACCAATCAATTGGTTCCTAGTCCACTGGCGTGTATATGTGTTCTGGGAATGAACAGTGACTCCCCACTTTTGGTCCCCCCAAGGAGTGGTGAGCAGCTCGAGCTTTGGCCTCTTCCAGCAAATCAAACGGCCTGACGGCAGTATCATCCACAAAGCATTTTTCTCGTATTTCATTCGCAGTTTAATGGAGTCCGCAGGAACAGATACTCTCAAATCCCAGTCTTCGTCAGATTCTTTAAAGCATGAGTTTGGACTAAACGTTGTGCCAGGTTGGCGAATTGCACGTATCGCTGCAGACTCACAGCCGTACCACAATCTTTTTACCTCTGCATACGACGTACGATAACTATCTACAGCAGTCTTTGCCTGGGTCTCACTAAGTTTTACTCCCATTCCCTCAGCGTATTTGACAAGTCCTTTAGCCCCCTGTCCGAACATCGCTCCAAGAACTGCCGATTTGGAAACCTGCCGTTGATCCTTCGTAACTTGATCATAAGGTATGTGATATAGGCTTTCCGACGCAAATACCTTGTACTCATCTAACCCCTTTCTAAACAGTGCTAATTTATCTTTTTGCCCAGCCAGGTAGACGCCAACTCGGTTTTCAATTGAGCTAAAATCCACGTCAATGAAGGTTTTGCGTTCGGGGGCACAAATACTCGACCTGACAAGGGACGAGAGCTCAGTGAGCGTTCCCACTCCTTCTCCAAATACTCT